CCGAAGTAGATCGTATCATAATGCAAGTATTACGCGAACATGAGTTTACGTATGATACTAATGGAATATATTCATTGAATTATAGAGTTGGTAATAGAGAAGATTCGGTCAAGGCTGACTTCTTTAGGTGGGGTAATGGATTGATGGAAAAGAAATTTAAGGATGGATACCCATGGAGAAAGAAATAAACTACAAATATAATGAAGGTCAACTTTTAAACGAGTTGAAAGAATATATCGACGCCACTTACGGCCAACATTATTCAATGAATAAATTTCAGGCAACTGAATTTATTATTGATAATGGACACGGTGTCGGATTTACCGCAGGGAACGTAATGAAATATGTTCAAAGATACGGAAAGAAAGCCGGAAGGAATAGACAAGACATACTAAAGGTGTTACACTATAGCATGATGTTATTATATGTACATGACATTGAAACCAAGGAGTTAAATAATGCAAATCAGTAAAGAAACAATTGATATCCTAAAGAATTTTGCTAGTATCAACAGCAACATTCTTATCCGAAAAGGTAAGGTATTATCCACAATCAGCACAGCAAAAAACATTTATGCGAGAGCAGAAGTTGCTGAAGACTTTCCAGAGGAAGTCGCAGTATACGATTTAAATTCTTTGTTAGCTTTGCTAACACTAATGGAAAATCAGACTGTAGAATTTGGTGAGAAAAGCTTAACCATGTCGAAGGACAACGGCAAGTTTGAATACTTCTATTCTGCACCGAACGTAATTGTAGCAGCGCCTGCAAAGGAAATCGAAATAGATTCACACTATGAATTTAAATTGACAGCAGAAGATGTTAATATGATTATGAAGGCAGCTGCTATTACAGGTGCACCGACAATCACAATCTCCAGCAAGGGCGAGAATGTTACATTGACTATCGGTGATAAAAAGAATGATACCGCAAATACCTATAAGAAAATTATTGGTAAAAGCGAACATTCATTTGATTGCCACATGGCAGTTGAAAACTTTAAGATTGTCCCTGATGCATATAATGTTACAATCTCGAAAAAGAAAGCATTTCAATTTAAACACGCAACAAAGCCATTGGGTTATTTTATTGCAATGGAACCTGATTCGGTGGTATAATTATGAACACTTTTCAAACATCTAGAGAAGAATATGTTGCAGTTTTAATGAATGAAATTGAAACTCTTCGACGGTATTACAAACCCTCCGAGGAAGGCACGGGACATTTTAATACTGCAATTAACGTATTGGAACAACGTATTAAAGAAATTACTACTGTCTCAGATGCAACAGCTTGAGATTGACTATTTCTATCCCCTAACGGAACAAATTTTGTTAGGGTTAGATTTTAAACCCTGTTTAGATTACGAAGAAAATAAGAGGAAAGAATCTCTTTACGTAGGTAATCGAATTGATTGTTGGGCTAATGGTACGAATGCATTTTATACTATTGGTAGTAGTGCTACTACTTCATCTTTTATTATTGATCTAGATCAAGTTCCAATAACTATTCGATCTAAGAACAGACCCAATATTATTAAAAGATTAATTTATTGGTCTTTGGGTATGAAGTGGAAAAAAAATTAATATTATGAGGTTATTATGGAATATCGTGAAAATGAATTTTTGTGGGTTGAGAAATATCGCCCTCGCAAACTAGATGACTGCATCTTACCCGCAGATCAAAAGAACATCTTTCAAGAGATGTTGTCTAAGGGTGAGATTCAGAACATGCTATTATGTGGTGGTGCGGGCATGGGCAAGACTACAGTTGCTCGAGCATTATGCGAAGAATTAGAAACAGATTATCTTATTATTAACGGATCGGAAGAATCTGGTATTGATGTTCTTCGTACAAAGATTAAACAGTTTGCATCTACCGTATCATTCAGTGGTAAGCCAAAGGTTGTAATTTTAGATGAGGCAGACTATCTTAATCCTAACTCTACACAACCTGCATTAAGAGCATTTATAGAAGAGTTCTCATCTAATTGTAGATTTATTCTTACTTGTAACTTTAAGAATAGAATAATTCCTCCGCTTCATTCCCGTACTGCGGTTATTGAATTTAAATTACCTAAAGCAGATAAGCCTAAGATTGCGGCAGCATTCTTTAAGCGTGTTACTGAGATTATGTCTATCGAAAAGATTGAGGCAGATGGTAAAGTAATCGCAAAGGTAATTGAAAAGCATTTCCCTGATTACAGACGTGTCTTAAATGAATTGCAGAGATACTCAGCCTCGGGTAAAATTGACGAAGGTATCTTTGTTAATCTAGGCGAATCCAATATGCAGGAACTTGTCTCTTCTTTAAAAGATGGAGATTGGAAAAAGATGCGTACATGGGTTGTTAATAATATAGATAATGATCCTGGAACTATCTTTAGAAAACTATATGATACATTAACGGATCAGGTTAAACAGGTTCCGCAACTTATTCTTCTGCTTGCTGATTATCAGTATAAAGCAGCATTCTGCGCAGATCAAGAAATTAATCTAGTAGCCTGCTTGACTGAGATTATGGCGGCGGTAGAATTTAAATGATTGATTTATTTAGACCCACTTTCGAATGGATTCGTAATGACTATCACACTAATAGTTTTCGCTTTGGGGTGGAGCTTGTCGCTTGGGCTATTAGTATTGGTTGTGCAATCACTATGGCGGTCACAGTACCAAATCCCCCTTTATTGGTACTTTATCCTATCTGGATCACTGGGTGCGCTATGTACGCTTGGGCTGCCTACACTCGCAAAAGTTTTGGAATGTTGGCTAACTACTTATTGTTAGTTGCAATAGATACCATAGGCTTATTAAGGATGGTACTATGAGCTTGTTTGGAACACCTGTAGAAAAAATAGAGGAAGTTCCTTATAAGGCTCCTGCGATTTCGCCCTTTGATTTTATTAATGCAATCCATCACAGTAAGGAAAATTTAATAGTAGATGATTGGTCTGAGAAACAATATAATCCATATATTATTAATAAGGGTTTATCCTACGGGCCAGATACAGTAATCCCCGCCAATGAAATGAACTCTCGTCCTCATTTGGATAAGATCCTTCAATTTCACTTTCTTATAAATATTATTAGGCCTAAGAAGAGATTCAATAAATGGATCAAGGCTGAGAAAATCAATGATTTGGAAGTTATAAAAGAATACTATGGCTACAGCACAGAAAAAGCTAAGCAAGTACTCCCACTTCTAGATGATAAGATTATTGACGATATGAAAAGAAAAATAACAAAAGGTGGCAGGAATGAGTACTGAAATGATAAGTATAAACTACCCGGGGTATAAACCCTTGGAAGTAATACTAACAGAACCCGACGATTTTTTAAAGGTAAGAGAAACTCTAACACGAATCGGTGTGGCATCCAGAAAAGATAAAACACTATTTCAATCTTGCCATATACTACACAAACAAGGACATTATTTTATAGTTCATTTCAAAGAGCTCTTTGCCTTAGATGGGAAGACCGCTGACCTATCAGATAATGACTTGCAGAGAAGAAACACGATTGCTAAGTTGCTAGTGGATTGGGGATTAATTAAAATTAACGACCCAGATTATTTTACTGATTATGCACCACTTTCACAAATCAAAGTGATTTCTCACAAAGAAAAAAATGAGTGGATGCTTGAAACAAAGTATAACATTGGTAAGAAAAAGTTATCATCTGGCAATAAATAATTATATCTCAGGGATGGGATAGGGTTGACGGATCCCAATAAAACCGTCATTAAACGCTACGCCTTCGGGGTGGCATTATTAACTCGCTTAATTAAGGAGCACACAATGACATATTTTTTAAATAACCTGCCTAAAGATTTTGATAGATTTTTTGTAGGGTTTGATGATCAATTCAATCGCCTATCAAAGATCCATGATGATCTAACAAAGGCAATCCCAAACTATCCTCCATACAATATCAAGAAAACAGGCGATAACACTTACGTTATCGAATTAGCTGTTGCTGGTTTTGCTAAACAGGATATTGAAATTGAATTAGCTGATGGCAAGATGATTGTCAAAGGTAATGTACATAATGAAGACGCTGATGACTCATTCTTATTTAAAGGAATTGCTAATCGCGCATTCACAAGAACTTTTGCTTTAGAAGACACCGTTGAAGTAAAAGATGCAGCTATGATGAATGGCATGCTAAAAGTTTTCTTGGAGCGTATTATTCCTGAACATAAGAAGCCAAAAAAAATTGAAGTAAAAGATTCTGAAGCTGAAGTAAAAACTAAGGCTAAAAGACAATTACTTTCAGAAGATCCTGAATCTAGGGTACTATAATCCATGGGGCTTCGGCCCCATTTAAAATAAAGGAAATAAAATGCTAGATCCAGTAAATCTAACTATAGACTCAATACAAAATGGCAAGAAACAGTTTATTGAAAAATACATAAAGAATCCAAATCTTAAAAACTCTTGGACAAAATATGTAGATACACAAGGTGCATTTTTACATAGTGCACTAGAAACGCAATTAGAAATAACATCTGAACTTACTAAAACATTTATGGATACCAAATTGGAGAAGTTGTATAATCCTTTTGCTATAGATTGGTTTCAGGCAAGTTGGGATGCGTACCAACAAAACAACAGGAAGTGAAATGATTAAAATACTTAAACTTGTTACTGGTGAAGAAATCATCGGACAATTAAAATACTCAGAAACAAAGATTGAAGTAACACGCCCGTGTGCTGTTATGTTGATTTCATCTAAGTCTACGCCTGATCAACATTCTATGGCATTGATCCCATACGCAGGCTATGCTAAAGATCATACTATTACAGTAGATGAAAGAGCAGTTATTTGGGAAGCGGAATTAGAAGATTCTGTTTACAATCAATACCAATCTATTTTCGGATCAGGTATTCAAATAGTTTCGGAGCAATCTGCAATGTCTCCGAATCATGCATCACTGAATATTGTACAGAATTAATTTCTTTTAGTTAATTTTATTCGTTCAGTTATAGTTGCAGGGCAAAAACTAGAATTATTATAGTAAGTTCTATTTACATGGCTCTTATCCCCATCCCTGCATTTATAATCGCATACTAAAAGACCGCCTGAGGATTTTTTACTTGTAAGATCGCATGCAGTTTCTACAACTACATACGATCTTTCTTTAGATGTTACTGCCATTCTAAGATCAAAATCAAAATTTGAAACCAAAGGAGCAACTGCCGCAGAAAATGCAGCAAGACCAAGTAAGGTTTTTTTATTAAACATTGTTTAGTAACGAGTTGGATCAGTTACAAACCAAACTATTGTCAATGCTATTACTGCTGCCATTGTAGCAATAAGTACAGATCCCATCATAAATTTTACTGTATTTACTTTTTCAAGCCACACCCATAATTTTGATGCGCTTTTTATTGGCATGATGCCCTTCTTTAAAATTAATTTTTACTGTTGAATATACTATGTTTTTCAATCGAGTTTTCTAATTCTTTTAAATTAATGTCGCCGTCAAAATACCTTCTAAATGCTTTGTACCTTGCAAGCAGTTCTTTATTACCATGAAATCTATGTAGCATTTGTTCTTCTTCTATTTCATGTTGTCTAATTACTGGTAATAAATCGTGATATGCATAATAACCAACCAAAGCAAAGCATGCAATAGTTGCAGATGCAAAAATTATTGCACTTATATAATTATGTAATAATACTAAAATTCCTGGGACTATGAATATTCCTGCAAAACAACTCACAACTATTAAAAAGGTTTTAGTTGTTGGTTTCATTTTCCTTTTGAGAATTTTTTAAATATAGGTAATCCTCATATTCTTGTAATTTGCGCTTATGGTCGTACCATTCTTGTCGTCTAACTGCTTCTAATCTTTTTTGATGGGGTTTATCATCTAGATTGTCCCATCTCCGTTTTGCATCATGGGCAATATACATAAACATCATCATCGTAAAAAATATAAATATCATACTAAAAACACCAATTGCTATTTCAAACTGATATATTGTCATTCTTTGTTTACGAAGTCTAGATTTTTCTATTTCTTTTGTTACCAGAATTTTTTGTTGTGCGCCCAATTTTCTAGTCATACCCTCTACTTCAGTAAAGAGAGCACCTAGTTCTGGAGGACTTTGGTATATCATTAGCTCGCGCAATTCTTTACCCATTTGTTCTAATTGTTTTTGCATTAGAACTCTTTTTAATGCGCGCTTTGCTAAACTATCTCCGCCAGTATAAACTTCAGTTGCACTGCGTGTTTCTTCGTCTTCCAGTACTGCTAGACATTTAAAATAGTTGTCATAGTACTGCCCAAGATAGTCGCCAATTTCTGCATAAAGATTTGATGTTTCTTCGCTGCGTTTATTTAATTCAGTAACACGAGCTTTTTCTTCTGCCAATTGTTTTTTAGCTTCAGGGGGCGCGGCTTTCCCCTCATACTTTTTATGGAACTGATCATCAAGATCTTTAAGTACGCCTTTCACATCACCAGCAGCACTTTTGATGTCTTTATATAATTGACATCCCTTTTTTACCGCTGCTACCGCACCATTGCAAAGAGCAAATAGTGTTAATGGATCCATTTATAGCATTAAAGGAATCCATAACCATACAGCTTGGCTCATCAATAACATAGCAAAAGCGCCTACTCCTAGGCTTGCCCAGTATAATCTATTATTAACAGCTAATATACTTGCTGTTAATAGAACAATCGCAATTTGTAACAATGACCCTGCATAAGTATACCATGGACTACGACTTTTTGCTACAGCACGATCTGCTTCCAGCTTACGTGCTTTGGCCATTAATTCTTTTTTACCTTCTCCTGTTACGGGATCGGATTCATATCTTTGTATTTTTGATTTTAAAGCTTCGGCTTTCTTTTTATCGTGTACTCTTTCAGCATCATCATATGCCATTTCGGCTAATGTGCCTTTAATACTTTTTGCTTGATAAAATGCCCATGTATTATTTGCATCTATCGTATTATTCAAAACTTTACTTGAATTGCTTCCGCCCATTAAAGTATTGATTGCCAGTAATGCTGCAAGTACAGTAATTACCCACCCTGCTTTATCCTTTATTAGAGCTTCTTTTTCGCTTCTGGATAACGGTTTGATTGTCTCGGCCATTTTATTCTCCTTATTATATTGACACAACTTTGTTTTTATAATATAATGTTACTTAATATTTATGATCTAAGGGTTTTCTAATGAAGTTTTATACTAGCGTAAATCAATATGGCAACAGTATCCTTGTTCGTGGGATAAATAACGGCCACAAAGTACAGGATAGGATTCCTTTCAAGCCCACTCTTTATGTCAATTCCCCAAAGGAGTCCAAATTTAAATCTGTTTATGGGCAGGATCTTGCTCCTATAGAGTTTGGCAGTATAAATGAAGCCAAAGAATATGTCCAACAGTACAAAGAAGTTGAGAACTTTCCTGTATATGGAAACACAAACTATGGATATCAATACATATCATCTGCATTTAAAGATGATATAGAATTTGATATGTCTCAAATGAAGATATGGTCTTTAGATATTGAGACAACTGCGGACTTAGGTTTTCCTGATGTTGCGAATCCTAATGAGAAAGTCTTATTAATTACGACACAAGATTATGTTACAAAGCAACTTGTAACATTTGGATTAAATAAAGCAAATCCTGTAGCAAAAAATCATACTTATGTTTATTGCGAAGACGAAACGGATTTATTAAAAGAGTTTTTAGAATATATTTCAGAAGATCATCCTCACATCATTACAGGTTGGAATGTGGAGTTCTTCGATATTCCTTATCTGTGTAATCGTATTACTAAAATTTTAGGGGAAGATGCTTTAAAGAAATTATCACCTTGGAAGGTTGTAAACGAAAAGCGTATTCTAAAATTAAAGAAAGAAAATATTTCTTTTGAAGTATTAGGTATTGCTATTCTAGACTATTTGGACTTGTATAAAAAGTTTACTTATAATGCACAGGAATCTTATAAGTTAGATCATATTGCTAAAGTAGAATTAGGTAAAGAAAAATTATCCTATGAGGAATATGGTTCATTTTCAGATTTCTATAAAAAGGATTGGCAGAAGTTTGTCGAGTATAACATTCGAGACGTAGAACTTGTTGACCAACTTGAAGATAAGATGAAGTTAATTGAACTTATCTTAACAATGGCATATGATGCGAAATGTAACTACATTGATATTTTCTCTGCAGTAAGAACCTGGGATTGTATTCTATATAATCAACTACTAAAGAAAAATATCATTGTACATCAGCGTGAGGATAAACCTGGTAGACAAATCGCAGGTGCGTATGTGCAGGAACCTATTCCTGGAAAGTATAATTGGGTAGTGTCATTTGATGCAACAAGTCTGTATCCAAGTATTATTATGCAATATAATATGTCTCCAGAAACACTTGTCAATAATCCAAAACACTTTGATATACAAATTAAAGATCTTCTTAAAGGTGAAGATGATTTATCTGATTTACAAGAAGCGGATTATTGTATGGCATCAAACGGTAGATGTTTCACAAGAGATAAACAAGGCATCTTCCCCGAGATTGTTCAAAAGTTATTTGACGATAGAAAACAATATAAGAAGCTGATGCTTGATGCACAAGCCGAATATGAGAAAACTAAAAATCCTATTTGGCAAAAAGAGATATCGAAGTATAACAATTTTCAGATGGCTCGAAAGATTCAGATGAATTCGTTATTCGGAGCTTGGGCAAATGAGTATTTTAGATTTTATGATTCGAACATTGCCGAAGGCATCACACTAACAGGTCAGTATATTATTCAGAAAGTAGGCAGGGATCTTGACGCATATCTAAATAAGATTTGCGGAACAAAGGACCACAGCTATTCATTCTATTCTGATACTGATTCTTGTTATGTTACCTTCGCTCCTCTTGTAGAAAAATTCTATAAAGATAAAGATCCAGAAAAGATTGTAGATATTCTTGATGAAATATGCGAGGGTAAGATTCAGGAGATTCTAAATAAGAGTTGTAATCAAATTGCAGATTATACTAATGCTTTTGATAAAAAGATTTATTTTAAAAGAGAAGCAATCGCAGAAACAGGTGTATGGGTAGCTAAGAAAAGATATGCTTTAAATGTCTATAATAACGAAGGGGTTAAATATTCAGAACCTAAGTTAAAGGTTATGGGATTAGAAATTGTTAGATCTTCTACACCCGAACCAATTAGAGATGGATTGCGTAAGGCAGTTAAACTTGCACTAACATCTGATGAACAAACACTACAAGATTACATACGAGTATTTGAAACAGAATACAGAAAAATGAAACCTGAATTAATTTCCTTTCCTCGAGGAGTTAATGGAATAGGTAAATATACAGATAGAGCAGCCATATATAAACAGGCTACACCAATGCATGTCAGAGGTGCACTATTATATAATTTTTACTTGGACAAATATGATCTTGGTAAAAAATATGAAAAGATTAAAGAAGGCGATAAGATTAAGTTCATATATCTTAAGGAACCTAATACTATCGGTGAAAATTGTATAGCTTTCAATACTATTATACCGCCTGAATTTGATCTGCTAAAATTCGCAGATTACGATACTATGTTCGAGAAGTCATTCTTAGAACCTATGAATACAATATTAAACGGAATAGGATGGTCGGCTAAACCTCAAGCAACCCTAGAAGGATTATTCGGATGAAAAAATTATTAGTAACATTATTTGTAGCATTAGTTGCTACAGGATCTCAAGCATGGGATCAACGTCAACCATTGCCGCCAGAACAATGTAAAGTACATAGCCCATTTGGTTTTGCAGATAGCGCAAAGAAATATACACCAATTTGTCGTCAAGCATATTTTGTGGCGTATGATGCTCCTGCAAAGATTCCAGCATATGTGGCATACACACTAGAACCAAAGAATGCTCTTGGTTGTATTGCAAGAACAAATGCTTTTGTTGCGGACCAATCTATTAAGAATGGCCCTAGACCAGATGACTATGCAGGAACAGGATATGATAAAGGTCACGTATCGCCGGATGGTGACTTAAGCTGGGATCAGCAAGTTGAATATGAATCATTCCTAATGACTAATATGGTTCCCCAAGCAGGTTCATTGAATAGAGGTATTTGGAAATTATTAGAAACATCTGTGCGAACATGGACAGTTCAATTAGATGCACCCTATACAATTTACGGTGGCGGTATCTATAACGACACAAATAAGAAAATTGGTTCGGGTGTTGTTGTTCCCCACGCATATTACAAAATTGTTATCAATCGTAAAACAAATGAGTATGCTGCTTGGATGTTTCCGCATGTTGGGCCTTATCCTAATTTAGGTAATGATTTAACAAAGTTTAGAGTACGTGTTTCGGATGTAAACAAGGAAGCAAAGATTGCATTTGGAGTACCACCTAATGGTAAAGAATTACAACCAGGCAAAGAGTGGCCTGTTGACTTTGGTAAACTAACCAAAGATAAAAGAGCAAAATGCAGCGGGTCAGCATCCGCGAATTGATCTTTTCACTTGACAAATACAGCGTTATATAATATAATGTGCTATATACATAAGGAGATACTATGTCATTACTTGAAAAATTGAAGAAAAATTCGACGATCAAGGAAACAGAAGTTTTAAATAAATCTAAGTTCTTTCAAAAGAAAGATATGATTCAAACGTCTGTTCCTATGATTAATGTGGCGTTGTCAGGAAGTTTAGAAGGTGGCTTGACCCCAGGCTTAACAGTTTTTGCTGGTCCTTCTAAACATTTTAAGACCGCCTTTTCATTATTACTTGCGAAAGCTTATCTGGAAAAATATGAAGATGCTATTTTATTGTTTTATGATTCTGAGTTTGGTAGCCCTCAGTCTTATTTCGATAGTTTTGGGATTGATACGAACAGGGTACTACATACCCCTATAACAGATATCGAACAATTAAAGTTTGATATTATGAGTCAGATCAATAATATTGAGCGCGGCGATCATGTTCTTATTTGTATTGACTCTGTAGGTAACCTTGCATCCAAGAAAGAAGTTGATGATGCACTTGAAGGTAAGTCTGTTGCGGATATGACCCGTGCTAAACAGATGAAGTCTTTATTTAGAATGGTAACACCGCATTTGACGATCAAAGATATTCCAATGGTTGTTGTTAATCATACCTATTCAGAAATTGGTTTGTTCCCTAAACAGATTGTATCTGGCGGAACAGGCATTTATTATTCTGCGGACAACATCTTTATTATTGGTCGCCAACAGGAAAAAGATGGTACTGAGGTTGTAGGTTATAACTTTATTGTGAATGTAGAGAAATCTAGATTCGTAAGAGAAAAATCTAAGATCCCAGTTGAAGTAACATTCGAAGGCGGTATTAGTACTTGGTCTGGTCTATTAGATGTAGCAATTGAAGGCAAATTTATTGTCAAGCCATCCAATGGCTGGTATTCTAAAGTTGATATGAAGACTGGCGAAGTGGAAGATAAAAAGTATCGTGTCAAAGACACATATACAAAAGAATTCTGGATGCCTGTTCTTCAATCAAAAGCATTCCGGGATTATATTGAAGGCCGCTATAAAGTAGCATCTATTGATATGGTTGGGAAAGAAATGACAAACATAGACATAAGCGAGGAGTTCGAACATGCAAGTGAAGTATGAACCATGGGTTTTAAAAACAGAGGACAATGAAGTCTGGGGCGTGAAAATTTTAGATGGTGAGTTCGCAGGTTGCGCATTTGCTATTAATGAACTGGATGAAAAAGAAGGTTCTAAAGAATTGATATTAGACTATAATGTAGTCCAGCCTCCAGAAAATAAATCTGTTGAAGACGCTAGCGGACCTAATTTTGACGCAGCACTAAATTTTATTATTCAAGACATTTTACAAAAGGCAATTGATGCATACGAAAATCGAGAAGGTAATCCTACAGAACCTGGCGAATGATGATGTTTTTATGAGAAAAGTAATCCCGTTCTTAAAGCGGGATTACTTTATTGACAACAACGAAAAGATAGTTTATGATAAGATTAAGAATTTTATAGATGAGTATAATGTAATACCGACAAAGGATGCCTTGGTTATTGCAGCTCAAAATGATAAAAGCTTAAACGAAGATCAGTATAAGGAAATTGTAGAACTTATACATGACCTTGAACCTACAGACCATAATAAAGATTGGCTGTATAAAGAAACAGAAAAGTTCTGTAAGGACAAAGCAATATACAATGCTATTCTACAATCTATTTCAATTATAGATGGTAGAGACAAAGCAAGGTCTGAGGATGGTATTCCTCAGCTTTTGCAGGATGCTCTAGGAGTGTGCTTCGACAATAATGTTGGGCATGATTACATTGAGAGCGCAGACAAGCGTTATGAATTCTATCACCGTGTAGAGTCGAGAGTTCCGTTTGACTTGGAATATTTTAACAAAATTACTAATGGCGGAATGCCTAATAAGACGTTGAATGTTTGTTTGGCAGGAACGGGTGTTGGTAAATCTTTGTTTATGTGTCACGTTGCAGCCTCGGTACTAGCACAAGGCAAGAATGTTTTGTATATTACTTTAGAGATGGCTGAAGAAAGAATTGCAGAGCGTATTGATGCAAATTTAATGAACATTACTATGGATCAGCTTAAGGATCTTCCTAAATCTATTTTCGATAATCGTATTGAAAAGATTAGAGCAAAGACAGAGGGAACCTTAATCATTAAAGAATATCCTACTACTGGTGCACATACGGGGCACTTTAAAGCATTACTAAATGAATTGCAACTAAAGAAACAGTTTAAACCTGATCTTATTGTAATTGATTATTTGAATATTTGCGCATCATCTAGATTCAAGGGTGGCTCTAATATTAATTCCTATACGTTAATTAAGTCGATTGCTGAGGAACTTAGGGGCCTGGCGGTAGAAGAGAATGTTCCTATTCTTTCTGCTACTCAGACTACTAGAGGAGGGTATGGTAACACAGACGTGGAACTAACAGATACTTCTGAATCGTTTGGTTTGCCCGCGACAGTAGACTTTATGTTTGCCTTGATATCCACAGAGGATATGGAAAAGATGAATCAACTAATGGTTAAACAGTTGAAGAATAGATATAACGATCCTACAACGAATAAGAGATTCGTGATAGGTGTAGATAGAGCGAAGATGAAATTATATGATCTCGAACAATCTGCACAAAAGGGATTGAGTGATTCCAACATAAAATATGATCCACCAAAAGAAACTGATAGACAAAAAGGCATCTTCGGAGATAACAAACGAGACTTCTCAAAAATAAGGGTGTAGTATGCAATCACTAAAGAATACCAAATTGTCCGAAACAAATTTAAGACTAAAAGCGAATGTCGTTTTGAAAGAAATAGATAGCCCTATTCCAATGAACATTAAAGAATTGAAGGACATAAGTAAACTTGAATCCCATCAAATCATTGAAGGTGTAGATTTAACTTATATTAAACATATAAATAATTTATAGAAACAAGGGAGATCCTATGATAGTAAGTGTAAACGGAGCTAGAAATAGAGAATTAACTAAGTTACTTAAATTAGCAGCACAATCATTCGCTGATAAATTACTTTCCCCGCAACTAGAAAAGAACATCCAATTAAAGATCAAAATACATGATCATTTGGAAGCTGGCGGTTTCTGCGATTTTGAAGAAGAGGGGTTGCCAAATCCTAGAAGTTTTAAAATAGATATTTGCAGAACAAAAAAGAAGATACATATGTTCTCAGTACTTGCACATGAAATGGTTCATCTTAAACAAATAGCAAAAGGTGAAATGAAAGACAAGTATGTTAAATCTAGATACATTACTGTTTGGATGGGAGATAGATACGAGGACGATGTTAACTATTGGGATCAACCTTGGGAAATAGAAGCGTATGGTTTAGAAAATAGTTTAGTTGCTAAGTTTTTAATTGAGCATAATCAATTCAAGAATCTTCGTCAGAAGCAGGAGAATTGGTTTGTGTATGAAGAAGATAATGTTTTGGATGAGTGATAGGATATATCATGTAGTTCAAACTTAATTATAAGGAGAAGAAATGGAAAATTTAACATTTACATTTTATGATATAGTACAAATTGGTTTATTGTTGGCAGCGTGTTGGGCTTGTAAGGTTTCGGGATATCAAAAGGGCATATCAGATACAATAGGATTTTTTGAGGATAAAGGAATTATAGAACTTACAGACGATCTGGAAATAGTCAAGAAGAAAGATTAATAATAAAATATTACCCCAGCAAGGACTGGGGTATTTTTTTGGCTAAAAAATGCTTGACTCCGAAACCAAACGGTGTTATAATTATGGTTCGAATGAGGAAAAGATTATGAATTTTTCAATAGGTGCAGATATAGAATTGACGACTAAGTGGAAGTCCAACATTCTAGGACAGGAGTTTGACATCAAGTCCTTCAAGGGCAAAGTCGTTCCTAATCCAAAATGGTTGGACAAAGACTATTTGTCTCTTCGTACGGGCAATCCGGAATATCCGATATCCTATATCCATAAGAAGTTTATAGTTGGGCATACTTTTACAGAAACAAGAAGCATCGCGCGTATATTTGCAGTCAAATCAAAATCTTCGGGCAAGACATATAATGTCATTTCCGAAAATGGTGAGGTGTCTTGCGATTGCGTTGGCTTCCAATTCCGTAGAATGTGCAAACATTCTGCTAAAGTTAAGTCGGTGTTGTGAAAGAACAACAGCGCCAAACTTTATGCTTGACATGCGATACAAAAGGTGTTATAATAGAGTTTGAGAACAGAAGTTTTCGGTGAAGTTAATTTTTTATTATTAAGGAGTGATTTATGTCTAAATTTACAGTAGCAGGTGTATCGACTCAGCACGGTATCACCAAAGTCCGTTTCGCGAATGACATCGTGTCCCGTACTAAAATTCTAGCAAAAGGTGGACATTCTCCACTTGAGCTTGTCGAGTTGCCTAAGCTAATGACCAAGGCTGAGGCATGCCAGCATCTTCTAGATCTAGGTGGTGTTTTCAATCAATGGGCAGAACTTATTATTGAGACTCAGGGTAAGAAAGAAGGCAACACTGTAGCAGCAACAAAACCTGCTAAGAAAGCCCCAGCAAAAACTCCAGCTAAGGCACCCGCCAAGGCTCCAGTAAAAGCTCCAGCAAAGCAACCAAAAATTGCTAAGCCCGTAAAAGCAGAAGATGATCTTGAGATTACAGAGATCAAAACTCTTGCTGAAGTAATGGCAGAACCAGCATTAGTTTAATAGGAGAGCAGCATGCCTAATTGGTGCAATAATGTATTGACTCTTACACATGAGAATCCTGAGTTTATCAAAAGGGCAGAAGCTGCTTTTATTGAGGGTAAATTCTTAAATGAGTTTATCCCAGTTCCTGAAGAACTAACTAATCCTGATACCACAACCCATGGTGGTGATGACCATGAAAAGTACGATAAGTTACGCGAGCAACTATTAGACAAATATGGTTATAATAGTTGGTATGACTTTTGTATTACTGAATGGGGTACTAAATGGGATGTAGGTGACGGTCATGGAATCAACGAAGTGTCCGAAAATTCGTTATGCGTTTATTTTGACTCTGCCTGGTCTCCTCCAATCGCAGCATATAAAAAACTAAGTGACCTAATTGGTTTCAAAGTTGAAGCATATTACTGCGAAGAAGGTGTTGGATTCTGCGGTAAGTGGGAAACCGAGGGTGCAGAAGAAGAATATCAAATACCCGATTCTGTTGAAGAAATTTTGGAAAAGATTCCTGCGGAAATAGATGATATGTTTTGTATTTCAGAAAACCGAGCAATGTACGAAGAAGAGGAAGCATATGACAGCGAAGATCAATGAGAACTTTAATCTAATTTACAGTTCAAGAGAACAAAATACTAGCGATACAATCTTGGATTGTACTGTTAGTTTTGAAAATCCTAAGAGTGATGATGTTCTTATCCATCGACTAAACACTTGGCTTGAAGCCATTGGTCGTGATGAGATTATTGTTACTAAGGTTAAGCTAGATTTTTTAGATAAAAAAAGTTCTAAAAATTGAGTACAGATGTACCGAGATGTATAAATATTTTTATAGACTAAAGGACTAAAGTGCAAACACTCAAAACGATTATATGCAGACACAGTATCGGTTATCAACCGGTGGATGCCTTTGCACGTAATTCATGGGAGAGATATGAGGCGCGTTAGTTAATAGTTTATACTAAATATCTAGCAAACCTCGGTACCCCTAAAGTCCGAGGTTTTCCTTTTTATAGATTTTTTAATAACCCTGTGCTTGACAAGGTTACTAAAAGGTGTTATAATTAGCACATAATTTAAATAGATCGCTATTTAAATAAAGTTCATTTAAAATTTGCATGCCATTTCCTCTTGTAGCTCAAAGGTAGAGCAATCGATTGATAATCGATAGACGTTGGATCGTTACCATCCGAGAGGACCAAATGTCCCGTTCATCTAGAGGCCTAGGATACCGCCCTTTCACGGCGATCACACCGGTTCGAATCCGGTACGGGACGCCATTATTTTGTGTACAGGCTACAAAATAATGGTTTATGCCTAGGTGGCAGAGCGGTCAAATGCACCGGATTGCAAATCCGTAAAATCGTCAGTTCAAATCTGACCCTAGGTTCCAAAAATAATGCTTGACAAATATTGTAATGATGTTATAATAGAAACAAGTAAAAAGATCCCGTTACTATTTTCGTTAAAATAGCGCTTGATTAGCGATAGAGATCCGGTGGCAGAAAACCGTTAGCGAGAGAAATACTCAGGCTCTGATAGGCAGAATCCCAACTGCACACAGACGACAGAATAAATGGGATGGACAGAGTAACTGCTCAATTAAGGGCTGGCCTGGAAACCAGTAGCTTATCCTAATATGGTCTTAAAGTGTTCATGGACGCACGACGGCTTGTCACGCCGTAAGAGTGGGGATCGTTACCCCCTAAGACCGCCAGATGCCCCGGTGACGGAATTGGTATACGTGTTGGTCTTAGAAGCCAAATTTTGCGAGTTCGAGTCTCGCCTGGGGTACCAAATAAGAGTACAAGCTCTTTATAAATCTTGTCTTTGTGTAGAACCGAACAATGCTACTACTTGTAAAAGTATCGGTTCAAAAATTTCGGGGGATTGGCGTAATTGGGAACGCAGTAGCTTTGCAAGCTTCAGTCAGGAGTTCGAATCTCCTATTCTCCACCAAATTTATCCGTGTGTAGCTCAGCTTGGTAGAGCTCCTGGTTTGGGACCAGGTGGTCGCATGTTCGAATCGTGTCACACGGACCATATATTCCCTAGTAGATCAGCGGTAGATCAGCGGACTGTTAATCCGTGTGTCGGTGGTTCGATCCCACCCTGGGGAGCCAAATTGGAGGTGTGGCCGAGTGGCTGAAGGCGGCAGACTGTAAATCTGTTCTGTAAAAAGCGCGGTGGTTCGAATCCATCCACCTCCACCAAATTGCCTGGTTAGCTCAGTGGTAGAGCGTCTCGTTTACACCGAGAGGGTCGGCAGTTCGAAACTGTCACCAGGTACCAATGCCCTATTAGTATAATGGTATTACACCTGTTTTGTAATCAGGTTACGGCAGTTCGATTCTGTCATGGGGCACCATATTAACTTGAAAGAAAACTATGAAATATCAACCACTTAGAAACAATATACTAGTTAAAGATACGGAACGTCAAGAAGAAACTGAAAGCGGTATCTATGTAGGCAAGACTTTAGCTGATCCTAGAGCAAAGACAGGAACTGTACTTGCAATTGGACCAGATGTTGAAGAAGTAAAAGTTGGAGATATTGTATATTTGCAATGGCAAAATATCAAGACAGTAAAAGAAGGCGATATGTATCTCGGTGTAGTTTCTGAGGATAATGTATTGGCAGTCGCAGAATAAAATACCTGCCGATAGTTCAACGGATAGAACAGTAGCCTTCTAAGCTATTAATAGAGGTTCGATTCCTCTTCGGCGGACCAAGTTTATGGTAAGGAAAGTAAAAGGAGAATGGGCAACGAAAGGGGGCTAGACCCTGAGTAGTGGATACCTCACCTGCCATAATTTTTTTGTTGGGGGTTAGTGTAGAGGCAACACTACAGACTTTGACTCTGTCATCACTGGTTCGATCCCAGTACCCTCTGCCAAAT